GACAGTCGATATTGTCATCCCTTTCACAATCAATCTTAAATATATAGATCTGATTTGCGTATTCTCGGTTCTGTGGGGTATCAATTATGAATAATTTTTGTGTTAATACATCAAAGTTAGCCATGATTCGCTCAAATTTATCCGCCCGGCTGTTCCAACTATCTACTGGTATTTGAGATGATACACAGTCATTATAGAACTTTAACCCAATTTGACCATTAGTTTCGATAAATGTTCTGATCACCGGATAATCTCTTTGCCACTCTTTAATTTTTTCGGCTAATAATACCTTTTCAATTTTATTTCTCGATATACTATCAATTAAATAAACGTTACCGCTCATATCGGTAGCAGTCAATGTAAGCGCAAAATTATCACCACCCTTAGCATTAGACGGGTCAGCAAAGATAATGTAGTTATGAAGACCTATTGGCTTAACGCTTGTAAAGTGTATGTTTTCCGTTGTGAATATCTCCCCGGTTATCTCTGCAAATATGCCTTCACACATCACCTGCCATCGCCAATAATCATAGGAGCCTATTTCAGATGCTTGTCCTTTCTTTGTCCACTCCAGGAATAAGTTAATTTGATTAGTGGTTAGGAAGGGGTTATCTTTCCAGGTGGTTTTCAGAAAGTTTGTTTCAGTTATTAGGTCGTTAATCCAAAATTCACGGTACGGGTTGTAGTCAAAAAACATTTGACCCCGGTTGTTAATCATTAATTTCTCAACCGTATCTTTTGAAAATGTGTTGCATTCGTTAATATAGCGAATATCACACGCCCCCAGGGAGTTGGCTATGTTGTTTGCGTTGGTATTATCAGCGATATTTATAAAGGCGAGCTCGTTATTTTTGTATTGGAAAGTTTTTCTCGTCTCGTTAACCTTAATTTTATGTAAAATTGGGTTAAATATTTGTTTAAAATCAGACATTAAACCAAAGTTTTGTTGCTTTGGGGACTCTGAAAACATTTGAAACTTCTTAAAATTGGTGGATAAGAAATCAATTCCGTTATGTTGGAGGATGGAGAATGTTTTTCCGGATCGTTTAGACCCCTGGATTATGACAAGGGGTTCGTTTTTTGTTGCTTCAAAAAAATCTCTATACTTTTTTATAACATTAATTTGCATTATTCGACAATTTTAATAGTAATTTCATTGTCGGTTCCGTCATTTTCAGATATTGGGGTATTTCCGTATTTCTTCGGATTCATTCTTGAGGCAACCCATTTACGAGCATCTATTTTTAGTCGCCTATGTTCTGTCATGTCTCCGGTTTCGGTTATTAATCCTTTCGGGGTATCTTTTGTCTTTGTACCCTCTTCGGTGGTATCTGCAATATCTATAATTTCTTCGAATAACACATCAGCCCTAATGTCACGTGCGTACTTATAACGCTCTTTAAATGGGTCACTTTTCGTTAACCATCTATAAAAAGTCATTAGATTTATTTCGCTTTCTTCAATTGCTTTGTTAAAAGATGTTTTATTATTAACAACTTTATCACATATTTCATTGAATATCTTTTGCTTTTGCTTTACTGTATAAGCCATTTAGGTAGATTTATTTAAATGCAAATGTACAAAATTATTTTAATAGTGGTAATTTAAATGAATAATGTATGTGGGTTTTGATCGGAATATTATTTTTATAATGCAAATAATAAATAATATTAACTAAAATTTTATCTGATAATTAGCATTTTACAATATTATTAACTAATATTATTAACATATTATTATGAAGAAAATAATATTTTTCGGGGTGTTCATAACTATTTTTAAAAAATAAGCGGAGAAATAGTACTAATGTTATAAAATTGTCTTATATTTGCATCGCCTTTAGGATTAAGCCAAAAGGAGTATTGTTATAGAATAGTTTAGCCATTTGAATAGATGGTAATTTTTTACATTAAAAATTTGAAAATGAATAAAGTTAATATATCTGGAAATGTATATCTGTCTATCCCCGACTATGCGGAATATTGTGATGTAACCGTTGCAACTGTTTATAATTGGATTAAAGATGGTAAGGTAGAAACGAGAAAGCTATTAAATACTACGTTTATAAAGCTGTAGTATTTTTTGGCAAAACTAATTATAAAAATTTTAAAAAAATGATATGATTGAAAACGAGATTTGGAAAGATACACCCGGGTACAGGGGAATTTATCAGGTTAGTAATTTTGGAAGGATTAAAAGTTTTAAGTGTAAAAATGAAAAAATACTTAATTGTAGTTCTGATCTGGAAGGGTATACAAAAACTACACTTACTGGTAAACATGGAACATTGAGAGTAGTATATATTCATCAAATAGTTGCAGAAAATTTTGTACTTAACACAAAAATAAAAAGACTAAAATTAAAAAAGCGCATGGTCGTAGATCATATTGACGGCAATAGATCGAATAATAGGAAAGATAATTTAAGATATGTAAGTTATTCGTTTAATTTATTTCAAGGGTTTAGAAAAGATAGAGGTTTCGCATATTGTTAAATTATTATATCATGATAAAAATTAGCGATACAGAATACTTTTCAAACGATAGGAGTATTCGATTCTTACAAGGGGACTGCAATGAGTTTATGGCAGGATTGAAAGATAATGAGTTTGATTTGAATTTGAGTGACCCACCGTACGGGATAGGAGTTACAAAAATGAATATGGGAGGAAGAAAAACCATAAAACCGAATAAAATACAATCATGGGATAATTGGACTCCTGATTTAAGTTGGTTTAATTTGTGTAAATTAACTGCAGATAATTACATTATTTTTGGTGGTAATTATTTTGAATGGTCGACTATTTATAATCCAAAACTTAAAAGAGTAGTTGATTTTAAAAAATACGATGGTATAATATGGGATAAAGGCGAGACTCTTTTAGGGCGTGATTTTTCAGAGGCTGAAATTGCTTTTACTAATTTGAAAAATGGAATTTATAAATTAAGTCCAAATCAATTAGATAGAATACACGTCACCCAAAAGCCCATTGATCTATACCGTTGGATTATTCAAAACTACACCAAACCAACAGATACTATCCTCGATTGTTTTGGTGGAAGTATGTCCAACGCCATAGCTTGCCACATGGAGCGCAGAAACTTAACCATATTGGAGTTAGATCAAGACTACTTTAAAAGTGCCTTAGAACGCTTTAGAATTTACGAAAGTCAATTAACCTTATTTTAAAATATAACATATAATGAGCAACTACGACAGTTTAGAGGTTATGAAGTTGAAAAAACTCATAGCCGGGAAAGAAAAGTATTTATCAACTATATCTCCGGACAAAGAGTATGCCTTTCAGATGATGCAAAACGAAATACTTTTTCTAAAAAATGATGTTCTACCCGTACTTCTCAAAAATACGAGCATTCAACATCAATCTTTTGTAAATTACGCAGTATCTAAATATGATAAAGCAATAGGATTTAAAGCAAATGGAATACTGATTTACTATCCTATAGATGAGAATTATACCGATAGTCCAATAGTCGGAATTGCAAACCTTAGAGCCAATCAAAACTTTGGAACATTCGGAGCAATGGAAGTATACATCGATAATATGGACGGTAACGGAGTCAAAGTTAAACCTTTAAATTTAAACTTATGATTGATGAGGTAGAAGTAGAAGTAGAAGTATTTGATTTTTCGGCACCACAGAAACAAAAACAGAATTTAAAGGAAAATACCATATTATCAAAAGTAAATGAGTTGATGTGTTGGGATGCATACCCCGAAGAAACTCACAAAGATGTATTCATCCGAAACGGCAATAGACTAAACGATTTGCCGAGCTCTGAGATTATAGATATAGTTTATATCGGTGGGATTCACAAATGGGCTGAGAGCTTAAATGTGGGCTCACAAGAGTATCTTTATGAGTCGATAGTAACAGCGATGCGCAAATGTATATCCGAGCCGGTTTTTTATGACAAAAAGAAAATAGATAGTTTTCCTGTTCTCTCAAACTTCTTTTATTATTGTCAACGCTTGGATCGGGCCGGAAAAATTGCAAGTGAAGCAGAATCAATAGCAGATATAAGCTGGAACGGTGTAATCTGCCGGCGCAACCTTGCTGAAAATGTGGCAAAGATATTTAAGGAAAAGCCGGATCACAAAAAATATTTAGAAGCAGTCTCAAAAATTCGTAAAATTTGGGGATTCACTGAAAAAGAGGTTGACGCACTTCGCTATTATGTTTGTCAGGTAAGACATGATCGGCATAATCCATCGATGAACAAATGCATTTATTTGTGGAGCAAATCAAAACAGACGGGTAAAACTACAATAGCCAGGGCAATAGTTACCATCCTGAACGGGGATAAGTTTGATTATTACGGGAAATATGAAAGTACATTGAGTACTGAAATGTCATACAATGATCACGATTTACCCCTGGCAGCCCTGTACAATGCCGTTCTACTTGATGAAGCAATGCCGAAAGATACTAAAAAATCTTATGGGGCAATAAAAAGGATATTAACTTCAAGCTCCTGTAACTATAATCCAAAATTCAGACAGGTTATTAATATTAAGTGTAAACGCTTTTATTTTTTCACTTCCAATGATGATATAATTGATTTCGTGCAGGATGATAGCGAGCGCAGATTTTTTGCCATTAATATAGAAGCAAAGCCGGAACAATTAAGTTTCGATGATATTTATAGTTTATGGTTGCAATTCTGCACAAACGCAACCCCGGAAAGTGACTGGCAAAAGTGGTACGATTCTTTTGATTTTGTTGATGGATTAGCAACCAAGGATTGCAATGAGATAAAGAACGAAATACTGCTTAATTCAGATTCCTTATTCGGGATCGGATCGGGAACGTATACGACAGTAAAAAAAGTATCAAGTAGTCTATTCAAGAACGAACCAACCCGGGAGCAAAAAAAATCGGTTGGAGAAGCGATGACAGAATTATTCTCAAGCTGCAGACTTGAAAGCAATAAGGCGTACTACTCAATTTCAATGTGCAGGCAAAAGGCGTCCTCCATTGGTGAGCTTGTAGGAGAAGAAGCTCCGGAAGTTGAAAGTAAAAATCTATTTCCGTTTTAATCAATTGAAAATAAATTATTCTTTTAACATATCTTCTTTGGTAATGTTAGTTTAAAGATATATTTTTGTCTCACTAATTAATCAAACCACAAACAATTAAAATTAATAAATTATGAATGCTAAAAATCCAAAGTTCGCCATACCACCGAAAGGATGTTGTAATTATTTAACACCTGGTAAAAAATATAGAATAATAGAAATTAACGGGTTATACTTTTCTTTGGATTTAGAAGAAAACGGGAAAGCCTATTGTAGGACAAAAGATTGTTGTCATTTAAACGGTAAAAATTGGATATTACGTAATAAATAAACACCATGAGAACAAACTACACACCTCTAATTTTTGCATCATTGCTATTGTTGGCGATAATTGCATTTTACATCAAAAACGAATTTTCAAAACAAAGTAAGAAACGAATTAAAAAATAGAATGAAAGATAAAAGAATTTTCATTGCTCCGGGATGTACCGGGAGAATTGAAGGAGTTAAGGTGTTGGCAAAAGAAGTGGGCGTAAATAACCCAAACGACATAAGACCGTGTGTTAGGTGTTTATTTGAATGTACAGGACTTTGCTTTGCAACTCATAGAGATAACAAGCTAAAACTTACAATCACAAAACAACTACCAACACGCCCTTGCTGTTTTGGTAATGATCCGGAGAATCTTAGTAATAAACCACTTTATTTTGTGAAAGAATGAAAACAATTAAAGAGTCAGCAAGTATTCATGCAATGTCGCTAGATGGCGGAATAAGTCGATGTAAATTAAATTCATTTAAAGCCGGTGTTTCACTTGCACAACGTTGGATTCCGGTTGATGAAGATCTTCCGGAAATCGATGAAATTGTTCAGGTAAAAGTATTAGCTTCAGGTACGAAAGATAGCCCGAAATCAGAAACTTTTTATGATCATGATAAGTTGATTGTAAAAGAAAAAGAGATGTTTTTATTCTCAATTGAGCAACAATGTGGGCTAAAAGTTATTTCATGGAGACCAATAGAACTAAAATAAATAATAATTAACCAAAATGAAAAATCAAAAAAAAATATTATCGATAGATGAAATGGAATCGATAAAAGGTATCAAGCAAGACACTTTGACCTGGTACACTTCCGTGGCAGAGGAAATCTATAAAGATTATCCTGCTATCCGACTTACCGACTCGCAGCTCGCAAAACTAATCGTCTTAAAGTACAAAGGCGTTGAAGCAACCCACGTGACCAACATACGACGCACCAGGTGCAATGATAAGTCACGGCCTTATGTTTCTAAATAATTATAGTTATGTTGTGTATAAAGTGCCATCAAAATGAGTCAGAAAAGCATCGTAAAACATGCTCCCGCTGTAATTACATTCAGAAAAAGAAATCAAACCCAATCCGCATCGCCTATACTTCGCTAAAGTACCATGCAAAAGAACGCGGAAAAGAATTTTCTTTAACAATTGATCAATTCAAAGAATTTTGTGTTAAATCGAACTACTTAAATTGCAAGGGTATTGAAAAGAATAGTTTCCATATTGACAGGATAGATGAAAGCAAGGGCTACGAAATCGGAAACATTCAGCTACTTACCAATACTGAAAATGTCAGGAAATACATTAAGTTCGTAGAAGTTAATAGACAAGGAAAGAGAATTTTTACCACGGAAACTAATTTAAAATTGCGCCACGTCGTAAATTCAGCACCATTCTAACTTTAATTTGTTAAATCTTTCATGTTATTGAAAATATATTTATCTTTTAACATTAAATAATTGCATATGTCATTTTGAAACTGTACTTTTACAGGGTCAATAAGACAAACCAACTAAAACATAGTATTATGAGCACATTAGTCTTTTCAACTCAAATTAATAACATTGGTATGTTTTTAATCAATTCTAAAACATCTTTTTCTTATGATAAAGAAAAGAATGTTATTATCGTAAACCATGGTATTTCTATCGTAATGGATTTATTATTATCTTTCGGATTACGCAAAAATGATTTTTATTTAGAAAAGTTTATCTAATTCTCAATAACTGCCCTATCGTGCTTCACGGGGATTAAAAAAAATAAAGTTATGTACTCAATAACGGCGTCAGAAAAAAAAAGAAGCTAAACGCAACTCAAGAATTTTTTATGAATATCGTTGCAGCTATTGTAAACAACCATTATTAGATGGAGAGTATAAAATACATGATGATTGTAAAATTAGAGAACAAGAAGAATACGACTTTTACAACAAAGAGCAAGAACCATGTTAATGTTATCGATAATCACATACTCACTATTCACAATCTTCTGTGTGATAGCCGTTAAATCAGATTCTAAAATCAATTAACAAATACTAATCATTAAAAAATCAAATCCTATGACATCAACTATCTATGTTATTGCTACCGTTTTACTTGTCGTGTGTTTTTTAATCATTGAAAAATCGTTATCCAGGGAGTCAAAAGCCCGCATTGTAAAACTTGAAAAAGAAATCAACCTGCGTGATCAAATGATTATTGCAAGGGATTTAACGATTAAAGGCTTAAAATCCGAAATTAAAAATCATGTAGATCTAAATGTACTTCTTTCAAATTCAAATGTAAATTTGAAATCCAAACTCCACCGAAATCGAAACGCAAATGGAACTTTTGTAAAATCCGAAAAGTAAATCAAACCAACAATAAACCAACAAAAATGGAAACAAAAATTAAAATTAAATCAATTTTCGGATCATTACTTTTTGAATTAGAATGTGAAAATAATTCTATTAAAAATACAATAGCAGAAGCAAATAATAGAAGTGCCAACCTAAGCGGTGCCAACCTGAGCGATGCCGACCTGAGCGGTGCCGACCTGAGAAGTGCCGACCTGAGCGGTGCCGACCTGAGCGGTGCCGACCTGAGAAGTGCCAACCTGAGAAGTGCCGACCTGAGCAGTGCCGACCTGAGAAGTGCCAACCTGAGAAGTGCCAACCTGAGCGATGCCGACCTGAGCGGTGCCGACCTGAGAAGTGCCGACCTGAGCGGTGCCGACCTGAGCGGTGCCGACCTGAGAAGTGCCAACCTGAGAAGTGCCAACCTGAGAAGTGCCAACCACAATGAAAATACCGGATTTTTACTATCGCAGTGCCCAGACGGTGCATTTGTAGCGTACAAGAAAGCGCAAGGCAAGATCGTAAAAATTGAAGTTTGTGAGGATGCTAAACGAAGTTCTGCCACATCTTTAAAGTGCCGATGCTCAAAAGCGAAATGTTTAGAAATTCAAAATATTGATGGGTTAATTTCTGAATTAAAAGAAATTAGAAGCGATAATGATTCAAAATTTATTTACAAAGTTGGAGAAACCAACGAGATATTGGATTTTGATGAAGAAAGATTTAATGAGTGTTCGACAGGTATACATTTCTTTATCCGCAGAGAAATGGCAGTAAAATATTGATAAATAAATAAAACAAAACAAGCAAAATGAAACTTCAAATCAACAAATTTAAACGACACGAAAATTTAACAGTGTCAATTCCTGCGAGAATATCAGGCGGTAATGAGCTTGGAAAATCAACAATACTTGAAGCAATAGGCTTCGTTCTAACAGGAAAAGATCTGTCAGGAAATGAATTTAAACAAGTATACGACAACCGTGTTGACATTCACGATGCAATTGCTGACGTGTCATATTTCGACAACTACGGAAACGAATACCATAGAATCGTACAGCCAGTATTTCAAACCGGCAGAGATGGAGTTGAAAGCATAAAGATTAAGTGTTCTACTGTATGCAAAAAAAATTCAATTCCCTGCAATGATTTTGCAGACGAATTCAAAGACTTTCAAAAATTCGGAACGGATTATTTCTTTGCTCCTAAAAAAGATTTAGAAATCGTCCAACGTTCAATCTTCATCGATATTTTAAAAAGTAAACTTCCGGACTACGATGTAAATTCTGCATCCCTGAAACTGAAAGAACTTAAGAAAGCTCAGAAAATTGAGGTCGACCTGGTAAAGGGCTTACAGGATGCCAACAAGAATACAAAGGATGTGCCGGTGCCCGAATTTCCAAAGGATATTTTGGCGATGAATGCTGAATATATTGCTTTATCCGCTTCGACAAATTCGGATGCCATTGCTGAAATTAACAAAAAAAATAATGAGGCGATGGGAGATTATTATACCGAAAAAGGTAAGATCTCTACCGCCATCTCAGACACTGAAATTAAAATTGGAAGGCTTAAAAGTTCAATTGAAACCGAAAAAGAGCTTTTAGAGAGCGTAAAAAAGTCGGTATTTGCTCCGAAGGTTATTGAGCCTACGGAAAGACTCGAATCCGATGTAGATGTTCTTAAATCAGCATTAGAAAAGTCAGAATATTTTGAAAGTGTTGAAAAGTATGCAGAAAAGTACTTTGGAAATAACCCGGTTCTTGTTGAAAATGCTGCAAAAATAAAGGAAATTTCGGAACGGGTGTTTATTCCATCGGGTGAGATATCATCAAATTGCCCGCTAAATAATGAAAATTGCCCGGCTGCAAAATTGCATTCTGAAACTGCTGAAAAAATTAAATTTGAGGCAATGAACAATGCTATAATTGCCACATCAAGGACTCAAAATCGCACTATTCTCGAAAAAGAAATGTCCGCTATCAATTCAGAATATAGCGCTGTTAAATCCGACTTGCAAGAAGCCGAAAGAAAGTTAAGCCGGGTGATTGAATCAAATAAATTGGTCGATGACGAAAATGAAACCAGGTTAAGAATAAAGAAAAAAAGAGATGCTGAGTTGATAGAAATATACAATTTGAATATCTCTCAATTTGAATCTGAACTCCATACAATAACAAAAGAATTGTGGAAAAAACAAACTGAACTCGCAAACCTTATCGACCCAACTCCCGAAAAACTCCCCGAATCAGTCGAAATTTCGGAAGAATTTAAGGATGCTCACGCAGCATACGAGCTATTGAAGATTGACATCAACAAGGCTGTTGGCGTTAATGAGAATAATATCAAATTAATCGTTGAACGTTCATCCGAAATCAAAGAAAAACAAGCCAACCTACTTGAAATAATTGAAAAAATAACAATCCTAACCACCGAAATATCAGATTATTTCAGTAACTTAGCAACTATTGTTAAACAGGAATTTGCAGGAGGTATTGCGTTGGATGTCGAATTGTTGGAGTACGTAATGAGTCGGGATGAATACAAAGATTGCTTTAAAATTACGGCAAACGGAAAAGTATTCCCTTATGAATGTAACGGGGCTTTGCAGAATAACGTTAAAATGCAAGTGTTATTTAATTTGCAACGCTTGAAAGGTTATACGGGCGTTACGGTAATGGACAATTGCGAGGCAAATACGACCCAACCAATCAATACTTTAGGTTTGAATTGCATATTGGCTTTTGCGACTAATGATAATGAATTAACAATTAAATAAATTACGAAATGAAAAAAATGAATTATATATTTGAAGTTGAAGTGTTGGAAGCTGGACAGAGGAAATCATATGGCGATAGTTATTATTCTTATAGCGTTTCATCAGAAAGACCAGAGAGAGAGGTAAAACTATTCTGCATGAATGTTTTAAACAGAAGTTTTATTCCATCTGAAATGCCAAATCCATTTGCTGGCAAATTGCTTGAATTTAAAAAGATTACCGATAACAACAAGGATAAATCTTTTATGGACAAAAGAGAGGTTGAAATATACTCATACAAATTAAGTAACGAATACACAGGATAATATTTAAGCTTAACAATCAAATAAATACAAAACAATGAGTACAGAACAATCAACAGCGCTTGAATTGCAAGACAATTTTAAACAGATGTCCGAAATGCACCTGACAATGAGAGGATCAAATAACCCTGAGTTCAAAATCCAGTTCATGAAAACTTTCTCCGACCTTATTTTCTCACAGAGTGATGAAATGCTGGAAAAGTTGAGTAAAACAAAACCCGCATCTTTGATGAATGCAGTTTTCCGGGCAACCGAATCTGGTGCATCATTCGCTAAAAAAGAAATTTCCTTTATTCCCTTTGAAATTTTCAAGAAAGAAAAAAAGAACGGCGCAGACGTAAAAACAGCTACCGGGGAATACGAAGCCCTCGTTATTTTCGACATCAATTTTCAGAAACAACAAATACTTAAGCTCTCAAACTGTAAACGCTTTTACACCTGTGAAATTCACGAAGGAGTCCAGGTAATTAGCGATATGACTACCGGCAATTACTCTTTTGATGGAAAGAACGATGTATTTAAACCGACAGTTGGTTATTATGGTGTTTTCGTGACCACTGAAGACCAGATTTATGACATCTTTATGTCTTGTGCCGAAATTGTAGATCGTGCCAAATTTAGCCCTGGATTCAAGGCGGACAACTACAAAAAAACAAACAACTCAATTCACTTTGAAAAGATTGTTGTCCGTAATTTAATGAAGATTATTCCACGCCCATCGGAAGAATTAAAGTCTATCCTGGCATACGATGAAAGTTCTGAATACACACATTACGAAGACGTAACGAATGACGGCAAAGCGCTGGAGGAAGCAAAGAAAGAGCTATCTGGAAAAAAGGAACCGGTAAAGCCTGCCGAAAAATCGACTACGAAAGTTGAGAAAGAAGCGGAAGCTACTCCGACCGAGCCAGCAGAATCAAAACCATCAGAAATTCAATCATTCTTCTGATGAAAATCAATGTAATCGCAACAGGTAGCGCAGGGAATCTTTACGAGTTAATCGACAAGGATGGAAATTCGATGTTGATAGAAGCTGGTATGCCACGTGCTACTTATGTAAAATTTCGGGTGGGGGTAACTCCGCCTGAAATGTGCATAATTTCGCACTCTCACATGGATCATGCAAAATACAAGGGTGAATTTATGGCTGTGATGCCTGTTTATTTGGCGCAGGAAAAGAACGTTAGTGAACATTTTAAAGTTTTCGGACTCCCATTGAATCATGGAGATGTTACCACGATGACTTTTTTAATACATTCGTTGGTAGAAAGTAAATTTCTATATTTTGCGACCGATGTACAGTTTGACAATTTAACCGAAGATGTTTGTAGTGATTTAAAACACTTTGGAGTCGAAAACTTCCTAATCGAATGCAACTACAATGACTATCTTTTTCATCTTGCCACCGACGAACAGCGACAAGGGTGTTCAAGGCATTTATCCGATAACGATGTTATCAATTTTATCCGAAAATCAGGAGCTAAAAACCCAAAAATTATCACAATTCACGGGTCGAATAGATTAAGCGCAGATACTTACACAAAAAAGTATTTAAGCTCAAAGTTAATCACCTCAACTGTCAATGTGGCGGTAGGGGTCAAAGGAGGACAAAAAAATATATTTATAATTTAAAGAAAAACAAAATGGAGCAAATTGATTTTTTAGAACAAGAACTTAAGCAAATGCTTGAAAATATAGAAAGGGTTAAATCCTATAAAAAAAAATACGAACCGGGAGTATACCACCCTTGTAATTCTTTAGTAATCGGAGAGTTGAAGCACAGGTCAGTAGCATTAAAACAAAGACTAACCGCTATTTCCCACATCTCTACAAACGACATATTTAATTAATTTGAAAATATATTTCATTTTTAACTATAATTTCTTTGTAGTTTAAATTTGTTTATCTATTTTTGTGGAGTCAATAATTTATACACATAAAACCAAATAAAATGGACACAACAAATTTCACTCCCTATCAGAAATTTATAATGGATTTAGCTCCTAAGTTTTTAGAATTAAACGCAGCGGACAATCCGATTGAAATAATGGAAATTATGTCTGAGATAAAGGGTATTCACGATTTATACATCAAAGCTCACGACTCCGAACTCCTTTCAAAAATTACAGAATTAATCAATCAATAATAATCATTTAAAACAAAACAGCACTATGTTATTAAACACAGGCAAAAAAGACAAAAAGGGCAATGTGATTTATGTAAATAAATTCACTGGAAAAGAAGAAAAAGCGCAAAGAATGACTTGGTCTATAACTAAAAGACTCCCGAATTATGCGCATTCTTTTATTTTTAATCCATTCAAAAATCCACAACCAAAATTTTAAAACAAAACAGCATGAAAAAATTAAGTTTAGTCACAGCAAAAGTAGTTAGAGAAAACGAACAGTACGCTTACAAGTTAGTAGGCAAAGGCGAAAAATACCTGGTGCTACACGAAGATGGAGAAAAGCCGGAAGATGTTGTAATATCCGAGCTTGCTCCATTTTCAAAAGAACCTGTTTCCGTTGAAAGCGTAGTCCTGCAAAAAAAATTGCGAAATAATCGGGGATCAAGATCTTGATTATGTTTTCAAAGCAAACATGAAATTTATCTATTTGGATGAGGTGTCTGGGAAAGAAAAGAAATCATCAAAAAAATTCTTTGTTTTTTCCGACTCGTTACAAAATGCGACTAAATATGTTTCAAGTGAGATAATGAATGGTCATTTAGTTTCAATTTCCGAAACAAAGATACTGGATGTGTTTAATTTCAAGCCAACATTTAAAGTCTCCGTGGAGGAATTTGGAGAAATAATTTAAAACAAATCAAAAAAAATGAAAGTAAAAATCATTAAAAAATCAATCAAAGAGGGCGATAATTACTGCATTAAATCGCTTTTCTGTTCTGTTGACAATAAAGAAGATGCAAACGTCTTAGCAATGGCAGCGGCGGGGGCAGGAGCGACGAAAGAGCAGGTAGCTACACTTATTAAGGCTGGAGAATATAACGGTGTTACAACGTACGCATTTGGCTTGAATTGCTCAAACTTTACATTTGATCATGTCGAACGTTTCGGAGTTATTGATGCCGAGATTATTTACATCAAAAATGATAAGGGATATGTAAATGCTAAAATTCAGATCGTTGATAAAGTTGAGCAAGTTCACGGCTATGAAGCTCCGGAAAGCGATGTAACTGGTTGGGCTTCTCCAGCACCCGAACTAAAACCACAACCACCAATAGGAGATGGAAGTCACGCAGAACCCAATCCGATTGAACCGTTCGGAGCCCCAATATACGATCCAAATTCGTTGAATATACAGCCAAATGACCTACCGTTCTGATATTCAATGAGTTATGACATTTAAAGCCCGTGATTCAAATTTAGTAGTATTTGAATTTGAAGTGGAAACCGTGAAAGATGCAATTCAGCATCTTTCTGACTACGAAACTAAACATAAGGTTTCAACTCGCTGTTTTGAAAAATCGACAGGTAAGAGACTAATTGGAGGAGTATTACAAATTAGTAAACCATTTTAAAAATGAATAAAACACTGAACGAAATATCAGAAGAGATTTACGAAGCAAATAAATTAAAAGGATTTGACGTAAAGGAGTGTAATATTGGACAGACGCTTATGCTTATAGTTTCTGAGCTATCAGAAGCTTTAGAAGCCGACAGAAAGAATAAAAGAGTAAATATAAACGACACTAAGAATTTGACAAATGACTATACTATTAGCGGTAATCTGAGTGGCTTTACAAAACAAGGTAAAACCGAAAAGTTTATTGATCTTTTCAAAGAGCAAGTAAAAGACACTTTTGAAGATGAAATTGCTGATTCTTTTATTCTCCTTTTCAACTTAGTCGGTGCTTTAAATATAAATATTGACAGACACATTGAGTTAAAAAGACAATTCAATGCTACTCGAGAGTATAGACACGGAAAAAGATATTAATTAAAAAAGCGGTAATTATACCGCTTTTTTTTGTGACTGTTTTGGAAACTTCTTAAACTTTACAATATCCTTTGGATTCTCTTTTAAATATTCCTCCGCAATTTCATCCGTTAAAGTCGGTTGAGTATACCACTTTCCTTTGTGAAGAATTGGAATGTGTGCAAAAATAATATATTTTCTTTTGTCCATGATTTTAACTAATATTTCAACGGCTGCATCATGTATGCAATTTGAACATTGTTGATCGGAAACCGTTTTGTTAAACAAAAATTCATAATAGCTCAAAACATAAGAGCGTACACCGGAATCAATATCCGAATTGTACGCCCTTGCTAATATCTGTTCATTCATATCCATTACACGGCAGCAGTTCCAAGGGCATCAAATAACGCCTTTGTTGCGGTGTATGAGGTAGAGTACCATCCTGTACGTGGGTGGTTATCTTCGCACTGTAAACCAGCAGCCCATCCGCCGGCAGTATCGGTAGATGATTTTGTATTCTTGATTGACTGTCCGGTTGAGCGCAATGGAGTTTCAAGTCCGTCAATTTGAAATGCAGAACTACCAGGGGAAAGGGTACGTCCGAAATCCTTGTAAATATTTTCGGTTACAGCCACAAATCCATCACCATCTTTTCTACCAAGCGACTCAATTACCGAACCGGGTACATCACCATCATCGAGCAATACGAAAGAAAGAACGTGTTTCCATCGATTGACATTTGCACCGTCCACCTTTTCGACATCTTCGTCTTTGACGTTCGTCATTTGATAACCTTTAGCCCCTGTTTTTCTTATCAGAGAAGCATAAAGGTTATTAGATCCGGCTATTTTGGTGGCGATGGTGGCTTCTATGTCGACATCGCTACGATTCAACAAATATCCGTTTAACTCCTTTCCTTCGACTACAGGGTTGGTGCAATTCGCAGCCAAATCAGCAGCTAATTTTTTGTTACAACTTGTTACAGGCATAATTTTAATTTTTAATTAACGTTAATATAAATAGTTTTTTCTATAGATTGCAAATATACATTAAAGTTTCGAATTTTCCTTTACTGATACAACATTTTGCATTGTAGTTATTTCAGTTACGGATACTACAGGGTTAGGTACTGACTGTGCAATGATTTGCGCTGTCTCATTTTGGCTTGCATTTGATCCGTACATGCTACTAATAGTCGGCAAATTGGTATATATTGTCGAGCTGCCGGGAGTAGCTACGGAAGTTACAGGGGATGAAGTATTTGGGACTGTTGATGTTCCGGATTCTGATACAGCCCACACCTGTTTTACGGCTTGTACTCCTGTTGCTATTACACCGTCGGCTGCAATAACACCTAAAGCAGGTCCAACTACAGGTATTTCAGCCATAGAATTAAACGCTTTAATAGATCCTGCAATAGAGTCAATTGTAATGCCTATAGACGCTGCAACCTTTCCCGCCTGAGTAGTTTTACCGAAAATCTCAGCAAGCGAATTTGCGGTAGATGATGCAATAGATAATTTTGTTTGTAAAGACATCCTATCTAAATCACGTTCAGCCTTAGCATATTTTTTATTTATATTTTCTTTTTCGGTAGCTGTTAAATTTGCATTTTTAAGCTCATTTATTCTTTGAATATCAAGTGCTTGTTTTTTTAACTCGGTTTCTCTGTCTAATCCGGAAGCGGCAAAAGTTAATTGATTTTCAATATCATTTGACCATAACTGTTTTCTATTTTCAGAAATTGAGTTATCCAAATTCGCTGAATCGGTTGCAAATTGCTGATTAATTAAATCAGATTGATCAACATAATTTTTATCGTTCTCTAATTTTAAGCGATTTTGCTCGACAGATGCGTTATAATTTCTTTGCAAGTCATCTTTTTGCATTTGAAATGTTTTACCACCTATTACCGTTTTTTCATCCTCCTGCAATTGAATTATTTTTAGCTCTTTTTGCATTTGGTCGATAAGTAAATTAGTTCTTATTGTCGCAATATCTTCCAGTCTTTTACGTTCCTTATCAAAGACTACGGCTTTTGCAGCTTCTATCTTATCGGAAGTCCATTTTTCAAAAGAAGACTGTTTATCAATCAACGAAATTTCATCTGTATAAAGTTTTTTGATCTTCTCAGTTCTTTTATTATAGTTTTCCTCTAAAATAAGTTCTGTTTTATTTTCATTATCTAAGACCTTACCCCGTTCATTTAATATCGTTTGAGTGCTTTTTATTTCCCTTGCTTCTTTAGTATCAGCAGCCTTTGCAAGTGTGTTATTAACCCTTCCAACTCTGTTTTTAACACTTTGTTCAAATCGGTTATCTTCCGCAATGGTCTGAGTTACACGATTTTTTGCATCTTGAATGGCTTGAAGGTCTTTTTTAGATTTAACAGACTGTTCAAGTTGAACAATCCTTAAATTTTCATTTGCGAAATACATTTCTTTTTGATGCAGCTCGTTATCAATTTTTAAGGTCTGATCGGCCGCTTTTTTTCGTTCAGCAGGAGATAAATCAGATTGTCTAATTTTAAGAGCCAACACATCGATAATACCTTGCTGTCTTATTTTTTCATTTGAAAACTCCCTTTCTGCCTTTGTTAGTTTTTGTCTCTGATCTGCAATCTTATTACCTAATTCGTAATTTTTTTCTATATTTCCGCTTGCATTTTTCCAATTGTCGCCAATATTTTTTACATCGTTTCCAAGTTCTTTTACATTTCCTGTTAAAACATCAACAATCAACTTACCGAGTGACCCCATAAATTTAACACCTTCCTGAATAACGGCATTAACCCCGGACATAACCCTTTGAAATTGTTTAGCACCCTCATTAGTCGATGTAAAATAAGATACCAAAGCTCCGAGCGCAATTACAATTAATCCGATCCCTGTAGATGCAAGCGCAACCTTGAATAGCTTCATTGCACCTGTTCCCGTTTCAGTTGCCACGGTTGCAGCAGCAGTGGCCGTAGCTCGTAAACTATCAGCAGCAGCAGCTTGTTCGGATGTTGCAGTTCCGGCAGCCTTAGCAATAGACAATTCAAGTTCTGCGGAGGTTGCGGCTTCATCTGCTATTATTGCTGCCGCCTGTGCTTCTTTTTGCAGTGCGATGCTTGCAATATATTCATCGGTAGCAGATTTTAACCCTCCGAAGCCTTTTGAAAATATACCTAATGTTTGTTCTGCCGAAGATGCAATATCTTGTATGGGTTTTGGAAGCATTCCAAGCGTACCGGCATAATTTCCGATATTATCTTTAAAATTTCCGACCGATAAATTTGCTTTATTTACATTTGTATTTAATTGCAGCATTTCGGCAGAAATAGCCCTCCCAACCGATCCCTCACGAGCTGATGCAGATAACGAATTATAAGACTTTTGTAAATCCGTAACCCTTACCCTCATTCCATTAATTGAGTCCCCGGCAGATGCAACGCTTGCAGCATTTGTTTTTATCTCTTTCGAATTTTCACGAATACCGGATGTATTTTCTTTGATTTGAGCATTTAGTACCGCCCTTGTAGATGCAGCATCTTTATCTGTTATTTGTCCAGCCTCAACCGCTTTTTTTATGTCCAAAAGAGTGCCTTTTAGCTTATCGTTCGCAGCAGATAGCTTTTCTATATTGTTTAAGGCATCCTGATTTTGAACCTTAATATCGAGTAATACCTCCTCATTTACTGCCATAGCGAATTAACTTTATCAATCATTATATTTTGCTCTTTTTTAGCTCTCTTTAATTTCTTTGTAAGAAGGAAAAGTAGTACTATATCCTTTGCATCGGAGTATTTCTGTTTAAAATAATTGATTATTTTCATTTTATTAATGCTTTTATTATTTGATCTTGTGTTTTATTCGCTATAAAAGTAGTGAAAAGTTCTATAACTTCGTTAAGTACCGGAGAATATACCGTCGTATCTGGGTTGATACGACGATTTGTGCCAAGTTTCTTTATCTTAAATGCTATAGCCCATGCTACGGAATTAAGCCCTCTTTCTTGTGGTGTATATTTTGGCTTCCAATTAATAGATGGTTGGCGAATATATGCTATTGACTTATAAGCTATTCTCTTTGCTTCTATCCATTCTTTAATACTTGTGATAGGTGGCATCTTTCCGGGTTCTCTTCCGTATTGTAATGTTGAAATTGGAGCCCGATTTCCTGCATCAGCTATAATTCTAAGCTCTTTTTCTCCGTCGACTGAATACCTAAGTGACTGTTGAGTCCGTCCGGTCGCTGTAATCTTCTTTGCGATGATTTGTTCCCTAATTTTTTCAACAGCATACTGACCGATACGAGGGAGTCCATCTATTTTATTTTTATCAAAACGGCTTTCAATTGTTAATTTGGTTCGTATTTGTAAATCGCTTGCCATATCATCTTAATTTTAGCAATTTTAAGGTAATAGTATTTTTTGTTGTCATTATGCTTTCAAGTGCAATATAAATACCACCCAATTGACGAATTAATAAAGGCTTTTTATTATCAGGGAAATAAATAAAATCAGCTTCAAATAATTTTGGATTAATTACCGGTGCATAAATATCGGCTAATTTATTTATTATTTCGAAATGTCCGTCCGGAGTTTGTTGTAACACCATTTTATCTGTTACTCTCTCAGATCCATTATCGTCCTGTATGCGAATAGCATCGATTGTAGCTACGTTATTCGTCCCAATGGGTAATGTTTCATCGTTGATTAAGACAGTGGCTATAACCTTGCTATCTGCATAACTAACAGTAGCATTATTTGAGTCAAGGAATCGGAAAGATTTTGTTTTCCATCCAATTAATTTATCTGATACGTCAATTGCATTATGCCAGTCGAATATATCTTTAAAATCGATGAAATTTATTGCATTATCGAGGTATTCAACCATCTTCCCAGAACACAGCGCAATGGTTTCGATCATACTTTTAGCGGTAACTTTCGGTAGGTTCTGCCAGCAAGGGTAAAGCCCGGTTAATCCGAAATCCGCATAATCACTAAATCCTGCAGTCTCTTTCTCAAGTTCAGTATAACAAGCCATAGCTTCGACTGAAATGCTGAATTGTACGTATGCTTCCACGAACACCCCGATTGAATAAACACCAGCAGGAAGTATTTTAGATTCCAATAAAAAATGGTCTGAAACGTCCCTTAGTGGCGAAGTTCCTATTATCGAATAAACACCAAGCGAATCCTTAGAATAAAAGCTGATATATGGCTGACTGGAATTGTTTGAAGTTACGTTAATAAAAAGTTTAAACGGGGATGTAGATGTTATCGATAACCCGTTTATAAAAATTCCTTCCGTTTGAACTGATACACCTAAATCAATATCGTGATTCCGCGGATTTGAGCCCCCCGTGTTGTAATTCCTGCTTACCGGTGAGGTATAAGCAAGTGAGTTAGTGCGTCTTTTCCATTGATTTGAATACACTAAGTAGTTATCCGGTGCATTATTCAAAGTTACACCGTAAAATAATGCGAGTTGCTGAATTAAATTTTCTGCATAAATATTTGGTCTTCCATTAGCAAAAACTCCATGAAAAATATTAGGTGCATTGGTACCCGGAACAAAAGAGTAATTATACAGCGATCCATCTTGAACATTTAACAAAACATCCTGCTTAGTTTTATTCTGAATTTCTGGTAAATAAATATCACATATATTCGTAGTGTCTTTCAACAAATTTGATACCCCACCACTCCTGAATTGCTCCAGGTAGAACTTAATTGATGTTGGGGAAAACTCTTTAATATAAGCCCTCACACGCATTGAAGTTCCATTTACGTATAAAGCTCCATACAAGTATTTATTTGTCTTTGCGGAGTCTGAAAACACCTTATAGTCGGAAGCTTCACGGTTATTCTCTGTTAATGCTGCGGTTATATCAGTCGAGTATGTAGATGATTCACCTTTCAAAGAATTTTGAATAGGATGTTTCCATTTCAACTCAAATTCTTGATTGTCCAAGTCAATCCAAATACCCTCTAAATTTAATCGTACCATTAAATAGCTGTTTTTGTTTCGTTTGTAACTGTAAAAATAAATTCGTCAATATCCTTGAAGTCTGTTGTGTCTTCGCTTTTAACATTTACACGTTCAGAGTTCATAAAAACGTACGAGCTTGATTTTATGCTGTTTAAAATTGAAAGAACATCTTTATTTTCATTTCCTGATGTGAAAATTCTTGATATAGTATTCTTTTTTTGATCAATTTTGTTTATGCGTTCATTGCCGGATGCAGAATAATTTTTAATCAAGTCAACGGTTACCCCTTTTGAGCTCACTTTCGTTTCTGCAAGCTTGAAATACCACGAACGCCAATACCCATCATCATCGACCCAACTAAAAAATACATGATCCGGGCATACCTTTCGACTTTCGATGTAATATCCGGATGATGGTATCATGTATTCCTCAGTGTATTCTTCGGTGTAAGCGCCTTTTGAGCCGGATAGATATTTTTCAACACCCGAAACAGTATTTTTCATGTTCCTTGGAAGTGTTATTTTTACGCCCGATCCATCGATAAGCTTAAATATGTCAACATCGTAGGTAGCAGAAAAAATATTATCACCATTCCAAAACGGGAGTAGTGATGTTTGCATGGTTAAAATATCCCCTATTGATTTTTTAGGAAATAAATCGAAAGCCCAATAAAACGGATCTGTAATTTCGATATGTACAACTGCTTTTGTAAAGTCATTAAAAGTTAACGCATCAAAATAATAACGCCCTTTACCGTTCCACATTAAAATCGGAATGATTACGTCGTTTATCGTTACATTGAAGTACGAGCCATTGATGTATAATCCTGACGGGTCAATTATTTCAACAAATAATTCTTCATCGAACATCGAACCTACTAGTTCTGGAACGTATGCAATTATATTTAATCCGTTGGGGTTGGTTAGTGTTCTCATGTGTTGCTACAAATTGGATCGTTTACGATGTCCAAAGCAAAAGCAGCGAAAGCCACGTTTGCATCGAACTTATTTAACTCCGAAAGCACTTGGTAACTTTTAATTTGATTTTGAAACGGATAAATCTTTTTCATTAGGTCGACTTCCATTGATTTAACGGTGTCATAAATGGCTGACGTGGAAAAATCAAGCTCCATTATAGATAAAGAAGCTACTACGATAGTCTCGACAACTCTAAATCTGTCCGCAACGAATGAAATTTGCTTACTAACAGGAATTACCACAATGCAAGGATATGTTGCCGAGTCTAAAATAATATTCAACTCCTCGTAGCTTCCGAAGTAATGGTTATCGTATTTGGTTGCCAATAAATTGTAGACTTCTTTTGCGTTCATGGTTCAAATTTACAAAATTTTAATCTTAATCAAAAATTTTATAATAAAAGTTATAGCAGCGAGCAAAATAATACCCCACAACACCCACCCCGATCCATACATCCAATTTTCCAAGAATCGATCTGAATGCGTATAAACTTTTTCCGTCTTAGTGATGATTATTGGTGCAGGGGTATTGGTTATAGTCCTAATCGTATTCTTTATTTTAACTGTATCGACATTATTTTTAAGATTTGCCGATAAAAATAAGCTGTCATTAAAAATCCAAGCTTTCGAAAATAGAAACTTAGTGTCTATAATAGCCAATTTATTCTTAATAGGTACTACCACGGTACTTTTTATAGTATCGTGGTGAATTAGTATTGCCGTGTCAATTAATTGAATAGAGTCGTTCTGTGTGACGTAATATGGACGATCAACATAGATCGTCCTGCATGAAAAAGTAAACAGCAAAAATCCAAATGTTATCGGAATCAAAATCCACCAACAACGTTTTATTAAATTTCTCATAATTTTAAATTGTTTACCCGGTTAATCCATCCTTTTAAAAACTTTGCATTTTTACCTGTTCCAATTAATTTATAAAAATCAATACGAGCCTGTTTAAATGCTTCTACATGAGATCCCGTATTTACTGCCAATAAAGTATCTTTTCCAAACGCCCCATCGGCTTCAACTCCTATTACTTTTTGAAGTATTTTTATGGACCTACTATTTCCTGAATTTACAGCAAAATCAAAAACATGAAGTGCGAGTAATTCATCGCCTATTAAATCTATTTTGCATGGATCGAAATAAATTGATTTATAGATTTCAATAGCTTTTGCCTCAGTTAGATTTTTTATGTCGACATTTGGAAAGGATTTTTGAGAAATTCCGTACTTTGTCAACCCTCCTGAATCGTTTGGATCGTTGGTCACTTTATCGCCACCCTCATTAAATAGTATTTTCGGTATAAATTTTTCGGCTCGTGTCATTTTATTTTGTATTACCAATTAAAACCCTTGTTGCAATCACAAAATCGCTTGAAACTTTTTCAAGTTTATCGAACAGCTTTCCGTGGTCTTCCCTGTTGTTTTTTGTATTGTCAAAAACCATTGATTCAAGCTTAGTAAATGATTCTCTATTTCCGTCCTTATGATCTGATACCTCCTTATTGAGAGCTACGTACTTCTCATTTAGCTTTGCAATCTCAATATTCATATTTAATTCAAATTCAGTCTGCTTTCGTTTTTGATTTTCAAAAAAAGCATAGGCAGCACCAAGGTTTGTAAAAAATGCTATTAAAATTGCAATCCAATCGTTTATTCCCAACATAACAATTAATTTGACAAATTAAAAATAGCCCGCTATATTTCAAGCGGGCACTTATTTTATTTTGCAGCTTCGGCCTTCGCCTTAGTTACGGCATCTGCATCTGTGATAATAATCTGCGATGGAGTTAAAAAGTTTTTAACTAAATACGCAAAAGCTCCACCAATAGCAGCTATTGCAATATTTTTCCAATCAAAAGTTAATACCCCGGCACTCAAACTATTTTGAATAATTGGGATAACAGGTGTTAAAACTGCGATGATTAACGCTTTCAATAAATCTCTAAAATTTAAAGAAAGAAATGTGCTTGTTACTGTTTTCATTTTGTTTTTATTTAATTGTTAATATTAAAATCCCTCTAAAATAATAAATCCATCGCTCCCGGCGCCGGTTATTGTTACTGAAGAGTTACTTATCGATGAAGCGCTTCCTGAAGTTACGGCGGGAGTATACGTAAATGCTGTATCAAAAGTATATGTAGCGCTACCACTTAAGGAGCTCGATCTTATTATAACTTTTTTATAAGTATTACCTGTAAACGGCTGATAGCAATATATCGCTCCAGATATAGACCCATTGACTACAATGGGGGATTGATCTATATTTACTCTTGTCGAGCTGATTGTTCCGTTTGCAACTATGTAATCTGCCTTTATGTCTGAAACAGATAAGAAGCCGACTTGATTTTCTTCGGGTTGTTCTGGGTATAATATTGCATATTGATTATCATCCACACTTCCATCGGCTTTTAAAAATTGGGATGATGTCCCTCCATTCTTTATAAAATTCCCATATATTAATACATCATTATTTACTGTTAGTACATCGTCTGAAATAATTTTTCCTGCTGAATGAATATCCCCCGATGCATATACGTTGCCGTTTATCCCTAACTTATTACCCGTTAAATCTGGATCATCAAAAGCATACCCAATATTTATCCTATCGTTAAAGTAAGATTTCCCATTAACCGCTAACTTATTATTAGTTATTTCAGTTCCTGTTGTATATCCTATTCCAACGTTTCCACCATTCGGATTTAAACCTATATTTGTATAAGCTACGCCATCATGTAGAGATTGTATAGATGAAAAATCACCGTTGCTGTTATATTCTAATGATAGATTTTTTTCAGGCACATTACCCCTTAAATAAATATTTGTTCCATCACTACTTATCGGACTATCAACCAACACTCCACTACTTTTCATCGGGATATAATTAGTTGATAGATTTGTTGGGGTAATCCCTGTTGTTTGGACGGTTGATGAAAATGTTGCTGAACCCGTTAAATCTATACTACCACTTTGAGCAGATGATGGACTTAGCAATACCGCCCCTGTAAGAGAAGTTAAATAGCTTCCCGATGGTTGTTTATTGTTAAATATGTTAAAATTTGCAGCCGTTAATATTCCATCGGTCGCTGTACTTGCATTAGGGATACTCAATTGTACGCCAGAGCCTATAACAGCCCCCGTGCCACCCACTACCG